CTGCCGACATCATGCGTACAATAGACGTATCCCGCTGAATCGACCGCGATGCCAAAGCCGTTCGCAACATCGGTCTTGGACCAGACCTCGGCACCCATACCACCACTCAATATCAACAACCTTACGTCGGTAATCGTGTCTCCGACGCTAAAATCACCCCCTTCACCCTGTAAGATAAAATTTCCGGTAGTAGCATTGTATCTGAACGTGTAGATACTGCCGGCTTTCAGGTTGCCAGCCGCTACGTCGTTGCCGTTCGGTTTTTTGATGGCCTTGGCCCCAAGACCGTTTACGTTTAGCGTACTCGGGGCGGTGTTGTCAGCGTGGATTCTTACCGCCACGCACATGCCGTCCGCATAGGCAGTAGGAGCCGGGTCGAGCGTGATGGTGTATGCATTGGCCGAACCTACGGTAACGGCATAGCCCGGTTGCCTGACATAATCAGTTTTGTTTGAAACTTCAAACCAAGGCGTCCATCCAGAATCACCTCGGGAATTACGAACCCAAAAGCGGTTAGAATGGAAATGGAAGCAAATTTGTTGAACCCATCGATTGGTCGGCGAGTCTGACGTGTGTCTGATGACAATAATATAAAACCAATTATCTGAAATAGGCGCATTTACCAAATTCCGACCGTCATAAAAACCGGTATCAACGACATTATTCAAATCCGTACCTTCAGGAAGAAGGATTGTTTTTCGGGAAAAATCAGTCCAAACCTGCACCCAACTTGTCCATGTCCCTGCACTTTTTCTGCGGTAATACATAACATCTGTGCTTCTGCCTAAGAACAATTGCGTTTGGTTATTCGCGTCGTAGACAATCGCCAAAATAGCAGAACCACTTCCACCAGCAGGAGGAATGTTTTGGGTTGGTGAAGTCGTAACGTATAAACCGGATGCGGATATGTCATTCAAATTATTATTGGGCGCCAAAACCGGCATGGAAGTACCGAGACCATATTTTTGGAATTCCGCTATCGCCGCTGCAAGGGCTGCGTCAACTTCAGTCTTCCTCGCAATATCATCATCGGCGGCAGGCGCTGCCACCTTGGCTCGACCCGTGGAGTCGCGTTGAATAATCGTATTCGGTGTAGCCGTAAAAGTGGCGCCATGAACGCCGGTGGTGGCGGAAACATGGGCAGAAAGATCAGACTGTACGGAATCCGCTGTGGCTTTGGCTTCGTTTGCAGTTTGTTGCGCCTGCTCCGCCTTCGTGATGCCTTCCTCGATCCCGTCTTCCATCCGGTTCAACTCATTTTCACTGATCACATCTCGGAACTGCCATTCCTTTTTCACAAAATCCACGCTCATACACCACCTTGAACGAATTGAATGTTATGGCTGAACACGGTCGTAACGGACGTGTCGATCTCTATCCCGGCAATCGTCGTGATGATGTTGTCGTCGCTGTCCAGAAAATCGATCCGCGTCACGATCATGTCAGGAGGAAGAACTAATTCTACCGTGATGCTGTCCGAATACTTCGTAGCCGTTAAATCAGTCAGTTCTACCGTCTGATTTATCAGAGCTTTCACTAACAGACCATCGGTCAGCTCGACAAGCTGTCCTTTAAAATAATCAGAAACTGCCACGGTATCACCTACCTTTGATAAATCACGCGGTCGGAAATAACCTCGCCAACCGTCGAAAGTCCGGCCAACGCCAGCCCGGCCCGCGCATAAGCAATTTTTTGTTCCCGGCTCGTCTCCCGAATCCTCACGCGCTCAACACTAAACGGAAACTGAATATACTCCATATTTGCGGGCTTCAAATCTTCGACCAAACCTTGAATATCTCGAAACTTGTACCCGTCCACTGCTGGAATACTGATCGAAAAGGCGTATTCACCGGGCACAAGTTGGATTTCAGCCTGCGTCGTGCCGATGTAGGCATTCAGCCGATCACGCAACGTCCGCAACGTAATCGGCGGTTTCCGGCTTTTCCGCTCAACCAGTCGTTCCCGGCGGAATGTCAACGTTTCGTCGTTACTGGCCGTGATTCCAAACTCCTGTTCACGCCAAGCCAGCGTATCGACGGCGCCCTGAATGTACTGCTCATTCAGCACCTTGTTGATCGCCTGTTTGAGCGCCACAATTTCCGAGTTGACAGCCTTCGCGATCTCCTGAAACTCGCGGACATTTTGCAAGACGGGCGGTAGATACCCGAGATAATCCCCAACTTCTTCGACCCACTCAAACAGCGACATTGATCGTCACCGTCCCAAGCTGGGCCACTTCGTCCGACGCCAGCGTAATATTGCCGTCCACGCCATTCAGCGTCAGCGACAATATATCCCTGACCACAGGAACCCCGATCAGCCGGCTGAGAAGCACGGCGTGGCGGACCGTTGTCGGAACGAAGTTCGGATCTTCGAAATTGATCTCCGAGAAGTAGTCGGTGATGATCTGCTCAACTTTCTGCTGGATGTCAGCAGGGCCGTACCCGTCCTCGAACAGAACTGTCATCGCGACGTTTACAGCTTTCGGCACGGCGCCAGCGGCAGTAAAGATATGTCCAATCGGCACCAACCCCGTACCCATTCCATCCTGCGCGGGATCAAGCGTGTTCTGCACCAGCTCCACCAGTTCAGGCGACGGCGGCATATTTGCCGCGTCCGTGATGACGGCGCGGACGGTCCCTCGGCCACTCCACAACGGCTGAACGCGGAACCGGCCAACACCCGGAATATCGCTGATCCATTCTCGGTATTGATCCACATTCCCGCCATACCGTGTAGCGTTGATTTCCTCCAAATAGCGCTGGTACAGCGCTTCGTCTGATTCCTCATCCTCTCCGGGAATCAGCACATCAGCCAGCGTAGCGGTCGTCAGTCCTTCGATATATTCAATCGGGAGCAGACTGCCGAAATAGGTGTTCCCGATGGCACCGGGCGTCTCGGCCTCCAGCCGGTACTCGTTCCCGGCGATCAACTCCCGCACCACATAGACCACATCGCCGCCCCGGAAACGGCTCCCAATCGGCACGGGAGCGTCGAAAACGCCCTTCCGAATAGCAGGAGTGGCCGGCCTGCGATTCACACCGCTTTCTGCTGTTCTATACGTCAGGAAGTCGCCGTCAGCCGTCCGGGCAAACGTCAGCCTCATGAATACATCCAAATCTGCATATGCCTGCGCCAGTTCAACGGCAACCGGCGCAAGCGCGGTGTAGATGATCGACCCCTCACGCTTGTCCAAAGTGTTTGATACTCGATCCAGCATCCGGGTCAGGATCGCTTCGTACGTCTGAAGCTCATACATGCACCGTCACCTCCTGCTGGAATGATCCGAACGTCGACACAACGGTGAACCGGACCGTCGCGGTGTCCCCAGTGATGTCGATCTGAAAATCCGTTACGCTGTCGATCCGGTCGTCCTGCGTCAGCGCCTCGGTGATGCGCCGCCGCAATTCCGAACGAATGAAAGCCGGATTGGCGCCGATAAGCCCGTTCCACTCCATTCCGTAGTCTGGGCTGTATATGAGATACCGAAACCGATCCGTCTGTAAGATTTTAAACACCGCCTGTTTTACAGCTTCCAGCCCGTCAGTCATTCCAAAGATGCGGCCTTTTTCAAAATCCAACCTGTACGTTTTACTTGGTTGCTGAACTTCTTCCACCTGTGTGTTTTGAAGCGTTCCTCCTGTCGGTATCATCCGCTCACCACCTTGTCCAAAATGAGATATTTCTGACCACCCTGGACCCTGAGAAGAACGACCCGGTCGCCGGCCTGCAACCCTTCGCGCATGACGTATTCCGTGCCGCCGATCGTCACTTTTAACTCCGTAGTCGCGGCTGTTTGCACTAAAAAATCCGCATCGAGCGTGAAACGTTGATCGACGTTCACCTCAAGTGGATTGGTCTTCGTGACGGTCCCGAACATCACCGCCACCGGGTTGCTGGCCACGACCGCATCCATCGCGGCTTTTTTGATCGCTTCCAGCATTTAGATCACCTTCAATGTCAGACTCATCGTGTGGTCAGCGCCATCAAAACGATGCCTCACCTCATCCACCATCATCGGCTGGTTAATCCCGAGAGACTCGATGTAAATCGGCAGGGACATGCCGGCGCGCACCCGAATGTCGCCGACGGCGTCGAGTTTCAACGTGCGCTGCTCCCTGTTTTTCAACCGCGCAAGCTGCTGCAGCATCTCATCGATCTGCGCCGCGTTCTTCTCCTCGTCCACACTCTCGTACAGCTGCAGCACACCCCACCGGGCGATGTTTGCGCTGTCCTGAATCATGTATACCTCACGCTTACCGGTGTCCTCGTTGTCCCGGTACAATTTGATCCGATTGTAAGTGTCCGAATCGATGTCGCGGCCATATTCAAACCCAGTCATCAGGCTGCTGTCGCCGACGTAAAACCCGGTCTGGAAGCCGGTCACGTCCCGAAGTGACAGCTCACCGAAATCGTCAAAGAAAACGAAAAATCGGCCGGTGACCGACATGGTGAGAGTATTCGCTTTTTCAATGATGTCCAAAAGGGTCTGCCCGTCTTCAACCATGGACGGGATCCGATAGCCGGTGTCATCGATCCTGCCGACCTTCAGACCGAAATCCGCGGCGATCCGGCGGATGACATCACCCGTGGTGACCCCTTTGAACACATAGGTGTCCTTGTTGAGCAGATACCGGATCTGGTCGTACGCTTTAACACTGATTTCCGCGTCCTGATTCTGTTTGACACTGAATACGTAGCCGTAAAAGACGTTGGTGTTGTCTTTGCGCACCCGCACAATGTCACCGTTATTTACCGCAAAGGAGCGATCCTGATAGATGCCGCTACCGATCAACGTAAGCTCCACACTTGCCGGCCGACCGACGCGGGTCGTCGTCCAGGACAGGTCTTTGGCTATCTCCGAAACATCCCAGACGCGGCCGTTTTTGTTGTCAATGAGAATTTCAAGCATACACGGCACCGCCGCTTTCAGGCAGTTTCAGCACCATCCCCACCGGCAGGGATTTGAGCTGCGCGTCGCTGATCCCGTTCAACCGCTGAATCTCGCGCCACCGGTTGCCGTCACCAAGAACCTTCTGCGCCACCTTCCAGAGATTGTCGCCCGCCATCAGTGTGTACGTTTTCGGCGGCACGCGCTCGTCCGGACGAGCCGGCTTGGGCTTCTGTACAGCCGCCCTTCCGCTAGCCGACTGTGTCACCTCCGCACGTCGAGCAGCATAAAACCGATATTCTTTGAGCCTTAAAGAAAATGAAATGTCGCCGGGGCTGCCGGCGACTTCTTTCCACTCAAAGCTTTCGATGCTGGCCGGTGTGTTGATTTCCATCGTGGCTGTCGCGGCCACAAATCGAATCGGACGTTTCGTTTCCCACCAACGCATGATATAGTCGACATACGCCCGCGGCTCCAGCACGATCGATGCCGTGACGAACGGGTACCGTTGCGCCGGGAACAGACTTTCGATCGTGTATTCAGCCAGTTCACGATCCTTGATAACGTTGATCTTGCCGAGCTTGTACACGTCATGCCCGGCGCCGTCGCCGCGGATGACCGGGCCGATCTCGCTGGGCAGGACGGGCAGCTCAAACCCTTCCTCTTGGTTGTTCCAGCTGAGCCAGATGCCGTATTGTTTGGCCATAAAACCACCTACCCGGCAGGTAAATAAAACTTTCCTGCAGAATTTTGTAAATGGCGGGGCGCGAAAAAGAAAGGCTTGGTGCTTATGCCCAAAATCGATCTTGAATCATTATTCGATGGCGAGGAAATCGACATTGATTGCCCTCAATGTCAATCGAACTTCAAAGTCAAATTCGAAGAAATCATGAATGATGGAAGCATCGTAAAATGTCCGCATTGCCAGGTAAACATTCAACTGAACCACGACGAGACGACAAAGAAAACTCTCTCAGACGCCGACAAGGCATTGAGAAAGTTTGATAAGACCCTGAAAAATTTAGAAAAAGCCTTCAAAAAATTCGGTAAATAACTAATCTCGCGCCCCGTATTTCTTTTATTCGACCAACCGTTTTAATTCATCAGTTGCTTCATTGATGGCAGTGACTATACTACCATCTATTTTTACGGTTCCAATAAACCGATCACCTTTTTGCTCGCAAATGACCTTCGTAGAGCGGATGATCTTTTCACGTAATCTTTCAGTGATACTATTGACGATGGCCT